ATTTCATCTTCTTTATCTATTCTTTTGTTCAATACATTTAATAACTTTAACAACTCCTCAGCCTCATTGTGGACTGTAATTCCATAACTAATCTTCATCAAATATTCCAAATCTTTTCAAAGTAGCTGAATCAAGAACAGAACGAAAATCATAATTACAAATCTCTACTCTTTGTATATTTGAAAGTCTAAATGTTTTATAACAATTTGGAATCTGACTCATCAACTTTACTATTTTTTTATTATAGAATTCAAGATTGGCTCTACGGTCAGGAACATTAAGTTCTAAGATAGTGGTTCCTCTTGTATCAATTTCCATTTCCTTCAAACCATCAGCCTGAATGACCAATTTTCTCATCTCTACTGGAGAGATGGCATCTAAGTCAAGACAATGTAATAGTTTATCCTCTTTTGTTCCTGTGTAAGGGAAGATATTTAATGCTACAACGAGGTATCTATTTTTAGATGCTGTCTCACTTTTATAACGAATGTCATAGATAGGACCTGACTCTATCTTCATGACATTTACATTTCGTGTATCTTCTATATTACGAAGATGTGATACCAAGTAACCCATTACTTCTGAGGTTTCAATGAATCATTGACAATTCCCATGGCCTTACACGCACTTAAAAACTCGAATTGTCCAAAATCCATCGCATTATCTATGTCTAATCTCTCAGTATAATATTCACCTTCTTTTCCAAATATTGGATAGGATTCTTTTTCCGATTCATCAATCTTAACTACTCTGGCCATCTTCCAAACCCAATCACTTGGTGAACCATCAGGAAAAATAATCCCAAGTTTACCCATATTGACAACACTTGGATACCAATGAATCTTTCTTTCATCATCAAACCTTGAAAGTTCGTTTATCAATCTTGAGGTGTGTTCAATTTTGTCAACATTTTCATCGGTGTAATTTGAATTACTCATGAAACCACAATTAAAACACATAAATGAACTAAAGGTCTCCTGAACATCTTCAAAACACCTATCTTTATCATCACATATCGGGCAGGTTATTACTCTTTCCATTATATTTTAATCTTTTTTAATTTTGGGAGTTCCACTTGTTTTTTAAGTTTTGGGAATCCACCATCATTTACTTTTTTTAACTTTGGTAGTTTTAAATCAACTTGTTTTGGAGGCTCAGCTATTTCAAATTTAGGAAGATGTTTATTTAGTATCTCTCCTAATTTTTTAGTCATCATATCAAGTGAAAACTTTTCAGCGTTTATAATAGATTGTTTTTTGCCATTTACCAAATACTTGTTATAGTTTTTATGAACTTCTAACATCACACTACTAGCGTATTGATAGTTGACATTAAACCATTGAGCTCCTTGAACAAGAAAATCTTTATTTAGAGCACCCTTTGGAATGTCACCTAATTGACCAGGTAATAATATTGAATCTTTAGATAAGAAGTCTAATTGTCCACCCCAATTCGAAGCTATGACAGGTTTACCACTCAAACTTGCTTCCAATAAAGGTCTACCAAAACCTTCACCATGAGTGAATGATATATGAGCTTTAACTTTTGGATGATGGTAAAGTTGATTCATCTCCTCGTCTCTTAGGTCTCCATGTAACAAATAAATATTTGGTAACGAACCTTGAACTTCTTGTTTAATGTTTTCAATCTTACCAAGTATCTCTTCTCTATCCAATACACAAGGTGTTGCCCCACTTGTCTTTAAAATTAAAGCAGGTTGATTTTGTTTATCCTTGAATGTCTGTAAAAAAGTCTTTACCAAAGAACCGATGTCTTTTCTATCTGCACCTAATCCACCTTGTAACCAATGACCGACATGAAGATAACACCAATCTTCCTCTATACTCTCAAATTCATCTAATAATTCTTTTGAGAACTCATTAGTTGACTTATAAATATCAGTATCCGCACCTTCAAATAAGACTTCAATCGGTTTCTCTGATTTTACGACACCAACTTTCTGTTTAGTTTTTTCATCCATTCTGTCAAATACACTTCTATCGATTGTGTCTTTTACAGATACTGCTGGAACAATATTTAAATCCATTCTATTAAGACCTTCAATCCAAACTGGTGGACAAATTGTAGTCTCGATACCTGCGGTTATTCCAATGTTATATTTGGCTAAATTTTGAAATTCGTTAGGAACAACAATATGAACATGAACTTCAGGCTGTCGTTCTATTTCAGGTTTAGATAATAATCTTTTAATAATCTCAACATCTTGTGGGTTTTGGTCACTTAGAGCGTTTTGTGGAGTATTACCCCATCTTACTGGCCATATTCTTACATCGAATAAATCTAATTCAATTAAAGACCTACAAATATCTCTACTATGTGCTCCATAACCACTACGAGTCCCTACAGGTGCTGTCACGATACAAATTGGTTTCATATTTACTCCTAAGCTTTATAAATTGTAAATCGTTTACGAGGTTTCCATTTCTCAAATGCAGTATCCATGTGTTCCATAAATAATCTACACATATCTTTTGCTGATAATGAAACTTCTTCTGTCAACATCCATTCTCTACCTTTCAATCCAGCTTCTACTCTTTCTTCTTTTGGTGTATCATACCATTCACGAATTTTTACTGCTGCATCCTCCCATCTTGGTCTATCATCAAAGATATAAGGTGTCGGTATTGAACCTTGTAATGAGCGACATGCTGGCCATATTGGTTTTACCCACTCACCCCAAGTTAAATCAGGATTATCCATCCATTTATCTCTATCGTGAAAAGAAACTATCTCTCTGTAATCCTCATATGTGACATGCTTACCCTTTAATTTAAATCCACATTGGTCTTGTAATCCACCAGTGACATTTACTATACTCGGTGTTCCAGCCATTACTGCTTCTGCAGTTCCTAATCCGAATCCTTCATTTGATGCTAAGTTGATTTGACAATCTGCTATATTATATAACATATTCAAATGTTCATCTTCTAATCTTTGATGTGAGAATATGACATCATAATTAGGACACATTTCTTTAACAACCGCTGGTAGGTCTGTTCCATTTTCATCCTTTGGTGCAGTATGCATTAATAGTAAACATCTCTTTGCCTGTTCTTTCGTCAATCCATCACAGAATGTCTTATAGGCAAGAATAATATCACCAGGTAACTTTCTCCTTATATTTCTATTGTTCCAAAACAATACAAAATCATAATCCTTTCCTTGACAAACCTCTCTTTTGAAGTTTTTATATTTTTTAGTTAAATCCTTTATCGGATAAAAAATATCCTCAGGTATTCCATGTGGAACATAAGTGCAATCCCAATCCGTTCTTGGTTTTTTCTGAGCGACTTGTTCAACGATATTTACTGTTTGTTTTGATATATTCATAATCAAATCAGAACTCTCATAAAAGAACTCGTTGTATCTTGGGTAAGGTAAATCATCCCAAATGTTGTAGTAGAATATCGGTATCTGTTGTCTAATCTCATGTTCCATTTGATACAACCAAACCCAAAATCTTGGGTCTGTGTAGTGAAGTATAGCATCAGGTTTTTCAACATTCAACATATTTCTAATCAACTCTTGATTACCATAACCACTTATTGGATAAATCTTTAAATTTGCATCTTTGACACCAGTCTCTTTTCTAACTGCCTCATTCATGTCAACAACTTTTCCTTCTTCAGGATGTTTTATCGCACCACCTAATTGAACCCAATCGTAATGTTGGAGAGTTCCTAAGACAAAATTCTTAGACACTGTTCCGACTCCACTACTCATTCTTAGGTCATCAGATAATAACATAATTTTTTTCTTAGCCATATTAACCTCTAAAATCTACTTCCACTAACTTTTAGTTCTTTGTGGTGTTTAATGTTTAATTTATAATCTTCATCTGTGAGAAATCTATGTATAGAACGATTTACAAGTTTCTGTAAGGTAAAATCCTCATTCAAGGAACGAATCTTAAATTGTTTATACAATTGTGATAAAACCTTCACCGATGTCAATTTAGTATCAGCTTTCATAATAACTCCATATATACATATATAAGTATATACTTAATTCAAAATTATTACTTTTTTATTTAATTTTTTTGCCTCTTCGATTGTGTGAAGAGTTCCCTTTGTATAATTGTCTTTGGGCATGAAAGCAACAATGTAATCACTATACTCCACTATTTGTTTATTTCTATCATAAAAATTTTTTGGAAAGTATTTTTTACCATAATGTGATTGGTCTAAAATACAATGTTGATTGTAAGTATAGTGTCTCGGTGGAAATTCAACATACTTCATGTCGAATTCTAAGGCGTATTTTTTAGCAAAACCATCAGCACCAAGTTTTTGTCCACCACTAACAACTTCTACCTTTTCACCAAGTTGGTCTTTTAATTTATATACGAACTCTCGAATCTTTCTACGATTTGTGTATGTCCTTGAACCAACTATCCCAACCCTTTTCAATCTACATCGTTCCTTTTCTGTCTTCTAATTGGTTTTTCACTTTTAGGTTTTTTACAAAAATCGATTGTCTGTTTAAGTTGTTTTAAGCCGGAAATCAAATCGCCCTTATATGTAAATCTTGTGTTATCAGATTCATTTTCATCCAACGGTAAAATATCATACCATATGAATTCACTTGAACCTAATTTTTTTGATGGGGTTATTTTGGTTTTAAAATGAAGTTCCATCTCATACTTTTTAACAAATGTTTTTAATTGTTTTGGTTTGATTTCACCTTCATTATACCAAAAGTGTAACTTAAACTGATGTATCTTATACACCTCATTAATTTTATCAATCACCCAACTTTCAAGCTCGGTGTCAATAAATTCTGTTAATTTTAATCTAATTGTAATACTATGCATCATAAGTCTTTACATTTTGTAAAAGATTTACACTTACTTTTTGGGTGACACTTTTGATAATCATGAGCAATAATTTGTCCTTCTTTATCATAACATTCTTCCATAAAATTTTGTAATCTCATTAATACTTTATTAATACTTGGTTTACCATTAGCAGGAATAAACTTTTGAACCCTCTTTTGTGGAAAGTCTGTATTTTCATACAATTTTCTTTTAACAATAAAATACTCTACATCAATCCTATCCAATGGAACATCATGTTGTTTTGAGTAAAATGATTTGTAGAGTAAAAGCTGGTCTGTCTTATTCTTGTCTGCCTTTGCGTATTTGTTCCAACCCCATGATGATGTTTTGATATCAATAATCTTGATTCGATTACGGATGTTGTCTTTAATAATTAGGTCAATGAATCCCTTAAATTTAAGATTATTAGGTAAATCATAATTTAGTGCTGTTTCAATACCTAATAATTCATAACCTTTTTTACTAAAGTAATCAGCTCGTTTTCTTTTGAAGAAGTCTAATATTCTTAATCCATCATTGTAAAACTCTGTCATTTCATCTTTACTACAGAACTCCTCTCCACCGTTTCTCATCTTGATTTCCATAAAGTTCTTCTTGAGTCTATCTTCTAACTCTTCGTGTAGTAGAAGTGTATCGGCTTCTTTGATACTATTTGTATACATGACTCTTATGTATTCTTGTAAGACCTCATGCATACTTGTTCCAAATAATGTATGAATATTATCTGTCCAAGGTAATGCCTTGTCTACATATTGTAGTTTCCAAGAGTATGGACATTGACACCAAAGTGCGAATTGACTATACGATATTGTTTTTTTAGCCATTTAGTTTTTGAACGACAGATTGTTTAGGTAAACCACCTATGAATCTATCCACTTCAACTCCATTTTCTTCAATAACTGTGGTCGGAACTGACCTTACATTGTATTGATTAGCAAGTGCTTGATTTGAGTCAAGGTCTATAATCTCAACTGAATATCCCTCACTTTGAATCTCGTTCATGATTGGTTTGAAAGCTTTACAAGGCCCACACCATGTGGCTGTAAAGTATTTTGCTGTTCTCATCTTATTTTCCCCATTTTCCACGACCAACGATTGTAGCCATAATTCCATAGTTGGAAACATCTAAGTAAGCATCTTCTAATGGTTCATCCTTGACGGCCGAATCTCTACCAGTCATGAGTAATGTTTTCACTCGTTGTAGTTTATCATTCATACGAAACCATAAACCTGTGAGTGATAGCTTTATTTCTTCCTCAGTTTTCAGTTGAGTTCCAACTGATATATTACCAGGACCGTAATCATGTTGTTTGTGACAGAACAATTCGTATTGTTCTCTTTGTAATCTTTTGAACTCGGTTGTCATTTCTGGCCATTCCTTCTCCATTAACGCCACAACATTATCACTTGTAGGTTCAGACTTTGCCGTGTCCTTGATTGAATTTCTTTTAAGTTCTAATAAACTTTCATTTTCCATATAGTTCTCCTAATGTCATATAAGAATTTACACATAAAAATTGTAAAAGTCAAGAGATAATTTCATCTATTATACCATATTCTAAACATTCGGTTGCTGTTAAATATGTATCTGATTTTGAAACTCCTTCCCAAAACTCTGTCGATTTGTTTGTTACATCACCCATGATATCATTTATGCTGGTTTGTAATTTTTTTAGGTGGTCTGCACCTTTCAACACATCAGAGGTCTTTCCACTTTCAAAAGCAGAACCCTCATGAACCATTACGGTCGAGTTCTTCGTCATAGACCTTTTTCCAGTTCCACATGACAAAATGACAGCGGCTGCTGACATACAGGCTCCTACACAATGTGTATTGACCTTTACAGGTAATGATTTGAAGTAATCTATTGTTCCCAACATAGCATAGACATCACCACCATAGGAAGTAATGTTTAATGTTATGTCTTGTTTAGGATTAACCTCTATAAAATTATCGAATCGAGTCATTACCGCATATAATTGGTCTTGGTCAATCTCATAACTCAAATACATTGTGCTCTTTTGTAAATTTATACCCCATTCCAAATTTTTAAACATCATTTGCTGGTTTGGTGTCAAATTAGAACCGTTTGAGTAATTCACTTTTATTGGTGTTTGTTCCATCTATTCTCCTTTTCTGAAAACGAAAATGGGTTCGTATTTATGTCCTGCTCCCATTACACTTGATAATGTAAGTTGGATAGATTTCTCTTGAGTAAACCCAATTGATTTAGCAATACTCTGTGTTTCCTCTTCTATAAATTTATACTTTGGTGTATTTGCTATATTATATAACATATAACCGCCGTCCTTCAAACCTATATAGCAATTTTTTATTGTCTTTTTGAGAAATCCATCTACCCATTTATCTTGGGTAGGAAATTTTTTATAACTTTGACTTTTTTCATCCGAGTATTTCTCGGTATCGAAATAAGGTGGTGAGGTGAAACATAAATCTAATGATTTTTTTTGAGGTATGTAATCCTCACTACCTTGTTTATATATATCAACTTTCTTATTGATATAACTAAAATCTTTGCTCATTCTTTTCAATCCGTTAAATGTCTTTGTGGATGGTTCTGTGCCGATATAATGTTTAGTATTTTTAGCGGATAAAAAACCTAACAAACGACCACCCCATCCACAAGACATATCCCATACCACTCCGTCCCCAGCGTATTTTTCATAAATTAATTTTGCAGCAGTTGGTCTAAAATTACTTACTGATTGTGTTCCACTATAAATCTTTATTGATTGTCGTAACCTATTTTCATGAAACACATTTCTCTCTCCATTTGGGTCTTCACCTTTGTAATGTTTCTGTTCCCAATTCCAACACTTTCTAATTGTAGACTTGAACATATCATCATTCAAGAATATTTCCATTGGTGATTTTTTAGCACTACCACAACGAACTTCCCAAAAGTGTGGATGGTAAGTCCAGCACAACCTCAATCCATGCATAGTTTGAACTATCTGATTATCTTTGAATATCGTATCGACATCAAACTTTCTCAGTTTATTAATGTGTTCGTGTTTTTCTTCTTCACGAATTGTGTAATGAGGGAATCCATGTCTGCGATAATAATCAAATATAACTTCAACGCCATATTCTCTATCCACGACATCTATTGAATTGGTAACCCTTTCAAACTCTAAGTCTTTCTCATCGACATCAATGATTTTACCGAGAGTTTCATAGTTTACTCTGGCCATTAGGGAAGATTTAGTTTCTTGATTTCCTTCGGTTCGGTTCCAAATTTTTGAAGTATGGATTTCAATTCAGCCTTTCCTTGTTCAGAACTATAATATATTTCCAAATACTCGATAGCTTCTTTTTTACTGACTTGATGATATTTTGTGACAATCTCTACAACCCAAGTTGGATGTTTCATAACCTTTTTTCCTTTAGTATATCTCAACCATTCTTTTTTCTTTGGAAGGATATTAGTATATAATTTATATAATTCTTTTGGTTTCAAATTATATCTTTGGAGCTCATTCACAACCTCGACATAATCCATCTTCATGGAGAGAAACCTATGTATCATGTAATTTGACCAAGTCTTTCTATCCGCATCGTTTAGTTCATCCCAATAGTTCTTCGTTTGTTTTTGTGTGATGTGTGTTATGTGGTCAAATAGTGATTTTGTTTTCATGTAGATAAATAGTCCTTTAATTTTTCAAGTTCAGAAATATTTGCAATATTTTTATAGGTGTCTTTGGTTTTGTAGCAATTATGTGTGTCTAAAAATTGTCCCACGGCATCATCTAATCTTAATATATCAATGTTGAGCCTTTTGGTTAAATTAATAAAGTTTTCTTTATGAACTTCTGTGTATTTACCTCTTGAATACAAATCTTCATACTTAATTACAATAAAATTATCATCTATTTGATTCACGATATAGTCGTATTTGTTTTTAGCTTCAATCATTTTTTTCTTGAATATCTGTGAATCAATACCATCAAACTTATAAGTGGTTTTGTATTCTCTGTGTCTACCGATTGGATTAGTCCAATAATTTACTTGTAATGCGAGTTCTTCTGACAATACTTTTTCCCAAATGTTTTCCCTATACAAAAATATCTTTTTAACATCGTAATCAAGTAAGGTATCAATTACATTGAAAAACCCCTCTTCATCCCAATTTATTTTACACCCATTATATTTAGAAAACATCTCATCCAAGCATTTATTGACATCATTTTCATAAATTTGTGAATCAAATGAGAGATTAAATTTCTTAAATATGTCTGGTGGTGAATCAAACCATACCATATTTTGACCACTTACGGTCATTAGTGCATTTAATAGATTATTAGAACCACTTCTTTTTTGTGACAACAATATAAATTTATCCATTCAAGGTAATCCTATGGAACATAAAATAATTCTCATCATGGTAATCATTTTTTGGTGGTTTTATTTCGATTCTTTCTGTTACAACATTTTCATAAGGAACTTTGTCGGTGTTCGTCCAATGCCAAATGGTAAACTTAGTATCTGATTTACATATTGTATGAACGAACTTTTCTACGAAATAAAATAAATTAGAATCCTCATAGGTGTCAAATAATATACCATCATACTTTTTTAATTTATCACGATTATCAAACCAATCCCCTTCCAATATTTTTATATTTGGTTTATCACTTGCCCACTCTTTTAAATTTGTAATTACATCAGTATTTATCTCACATATGGTGTGTGAATCAATATTATGTTTTTGAATAAAATTTGATGCTATACCCATTCCAAATCCAACCTCTAATATATCTCCACCATTCAGACATACCCAATCAGCCATTCTTCTCATTATTGGAGTCTCCCACGAATGCATCACAATTTTTCCGTCAATGGTCTTTATTTCATCTTGACTAAATATTAAGTCTTGCATAACCAAGTCTATCAACTAATCTTTTACTGACCTCATTCCATTCATCTATTTCAGAGTATACTTTATCATAACCTAATTGTTTTGCAACATTGAAGATTGATAAGATTAACTTTTCTCCCCATCCCTTATTACGATAGTATTTATGGACATAGAGATTACAAGCAATCTGTTCAGGACTTAACCAAATCCAACCGAATATTGTATTTCTACCCCAAGAATCTAATTCAACCGTATTGAATTTCCAACCATCTTTCAATCTTTTTTCTGCATCTTCTACACTCCACATTTTTTCCCAATTCAACTCTTCTTGAAATTCGTCTATGGCTAATTGTAGATAATCAGGTAAAGTTTCAATTTGATTTATCGGATAATGTATTTTATAATCAGAATCCAATTTTTTGACATACTTAATCATCGAATAAATGATTCCAAGCGTTTTCTTCTCTGTGACTTTTCATACCAAGATTCTTCCTTTTGTCAAATTTGTAATCTGAATACTCACCATTCTTTCTTACATAATGTAAAAACAATTGGAAGGCCTGAGTCCCACTAAATCCTTGTCTCCAATGATTCATCTTGGTTCCCTCATAAAAACACATATCACCTTGATGTAACAACACACCTTTGCTCTCACCCTTTATCGCAGCTAATTTAAAATTAGCACCTTCACCCATTTTACCAAACTTTTCTTCATCATACTTTTGCATAAATATTGGCCAAGGTTCATCACTATATATTGGTAGAGTTGCACTAAACTCACATGATGGCCTGTCGGTATGAGGATTTAACTCATCATTCCTATTGTAAACTCTCATGAAAGTGTAACAAGGATACAATTCCTCTCCTACCATCTCCTCTGCTATAGGTGTTGTCCATTTCAATATGGCATCATTCAAGGGATTACCATACATATTAATCGTATCTTTTACTTGCTCACCATTATCAAAGTGAAACTCGTTGTTTTGTATTTTTATCTTATAATACTCATGAATGATTTCACAAGTTTGCTTGGATAAAACCTTTTTTCTTACTTCGTAACCTTTATCATTAAACATCCTAACTCCAATTCGGTATACCCGAACCTGTATCAGCAGAAGATGATGGAACATAATATTGTTCTGCTAAAACACCATCACGAAAATCTCTTATCTTATGAAAGTTTCCATACCCACTAACACTTACCGCTTCAGTTTCGTGTGCTATAATATAGTAAGCCTCTTCGAATAAACTTTCACTCAAAGGTATGGCCTGACAGATTTGTGTTTTTAAACTACCTGTGAGTGAAGCCGATATTGGTGCCCAAGTGCTAGGGATTTCGTCCCAACCATTAAAGGTGACTTCAATCGCTCCAAAAGGAAACACAGGCTTCATCTCCACATAATCAATCGGAATTAAACTACCTGTAATCTGTTTGGAACCACTCTCGTCAAAATCCGAACCAATCCAATCAGGATAATGAGAATGTGATCCTGATACGACAGGTAAATCGGCTAATATTCCACCATGTATGTTAAATGTTATGGCCATCAGTCGTTATACATTATTTGGTCGTAGGTAGCGTGGCCTCTCCACTCGTCCCATTGTTCTGCTATCTCGGCCTTTGTTAATTGTGCATCATATAAAACACAATGTGTTATTCCAAAGTTACCACCCGTACCAGGATGTGGTGTTGCGACACCACCCCCAAGACCAAAGTCCGAGGCAGGAGTTCGTGGGTTAGTTTGCGGAGTTGGTTGGTTTCTTACATAACTAAATTGTTGTGCCTGAGATGGTTTCCTATCAAAACCATAACTCATATATGGTGAGGATTGGTCTGTTTTTTGCCACACACATCTTGCCTTTGCGACTTGTGAACGACCAGCGGAAAAGAATGTTCCACCAGGTATCATATCGGTATCACTTGGAGCAGTATGTGTTGATGGGCCAGTATAAGTTATAACATATCCTTGTGGATTAACACCCATAGTATGATTATTACCAGGTCCTATATCTATCATTCTGTTTATGCCAGGTGAACTTGGATTAAATCCAGTCCCACCAGGTATAGGATTAGCATTTATAACTGCTACTGACATTATTGAGGTGAATAAAGTCTGTGAGTTAAAAATAGTCTGTGTGTGATACGGATTACTTGGTTGTTTTTCGGAAGTCATCGTAATTGCCTCAGGAATCAATATCATATCCACACCAGGATTTTGAGGACCAGGCATCTGAGGTATGGATGTTAAAGTCTTGACTTGTGAACCATCACTTAAAACTGGCGATATTGTTAAATCCATATCTGCCCTTCCACTCAAGTCATACCAAGTGGGAAAAGGTGAACTCTCAGGTAAACTCTGTGGATTACCTGCATCCCAATGTGATATAATATTTGGGCCATTAATCAATGGATACGCACTTGGCCCATTGTGAACATGCATCCTATTCATAAAATAATTTTCAGTTGGAACGATTGTGTAGATATCCCAATGTGACCTCTTTCCAATCATCTCCCTCATGGATACGACCTTGCAAGGAATCATTTCTCCATAGAGTTCTGCAGTGTGTTTCATATCCTTTCGTTTTGGAGTCAAACACATCATACCTGGTCGAAGTTTCATCACTTCCATGTTCTTGATTTGTTTTGTCAATTCAGGTTTGTATGATGCCCAACCAAAAGTCGGTCTTTCATTTTCCACACCACTCTTTTTGTGTGTTCCGAATGGTTCATTACCATCTCTTCTATCCATACGGATATCATAATCTTGAGAATTGATAACCTTTAGTGGTTTTTCGAATAAGAATTCACTTGTAAAGTATGTTCCGTTTGCCTCAAATGTTATCTCCACAACCCTATCAGGCATCTTTTTGTCTTGAACATTGTCCATGATTCCATTTAATATTCCGTTCTCATCAAACGATAATACCGAATCGGCATCATTCGGATTGTATATAACTTCTTTTTCAGGTCCTAATACAAAATTATCTGTCTTGGTGTTGATGTGTATTCCATTTACCATCATGGAACCATCTTCGGTCTCGATGTATTTGGTTCTGATATTTTTCTGAATCACCTCAACACTATCAATCTCTACCAAATCATCATTTATTTTAATTTTGTCACCAACCTTTAGTGTCCAAGTAGATTGAAATTTTTCTTCATGGGTTATGACTGCACTTGAGTAACATAAATCTATCTCATTATTCAATCTCACATATCTTTTGTGAAGGTTACCTTGTCCACTTAATACCTTCAACACTCTTCCACCATGTTTTAATTTAGAACTTTCATTTAGAGTGGAAACCTCAACTATGTCACCACCTTCAAGTTCAACCAAATCATTTGATAAGACATTACCTTTACTAACTCTTGCTATGCTTTTTCTGTCATCAGTTACATCATAATCCCATAGTTGTGTGTAAAGGTTTGGAGTGAGATGGTAATTAGTTTTCTTATAGACCATGAGGTATTCTTTTATCTCAACATGAAATCCTGTCTCTTCATCAATGTCCATCTCAATAAATTTTTCTACAAAATCAAACTCTTTTAGTTTATCATTGAAGTCTTTTTCGGTCTCAAACCTAAAAATACCAACACCACTTTTTCTATCAATATTTCTTTTTTTGAAAACAAACCATTCATTCTTTTTGAATATTGATTCTTCGTTGTCCTCTCCATAATATTTTGGATTTTTGTCATACACACCATTAGTTTCTCCAAATCTATTCCAAGCTCGTTTATCTGCTGCCATCTTATCAAGTAGACAATCTTTATTCCAAGCAATTCTAAGTATAAAATCCTCTTGTTTATGGAACTTAAAATCCCAAATATTGTTTATGTCTTTTGCTATTTGTAGTTTAACTTTAGGTGTGTAATTTTGACGATGGATTTTAGAAACTTGTTTTTGTAATTCTTTGTACCAAGCAGAGTGTATGATATCTTTCTGATTTTCCTCAACCAAGACAATTATATTATGATATTCCCAATTACTTATGACTTCACATAGTTTTTTGTAGTCGAACCAATCTACGATATCATCATCAAGTGCGGTATTCGTGTTTATCTCTGTTGAATATACTTCACCATTACTTGGTAGTAAATCCACACAAAATAGAATACCCTCATTTCGTCTTTCAAAAGGTAAATTTTTACCAAACCACTCTGTTATTAGTCTTGATTTTTGGTAAATTGATTGCTTGTAAGATAACTTGTCGAATAATTTCATACTAATAAATATCTGTTTTTGATAAATATCTATCTAAATGGTTTTCCATGTATCCATAATACCATTGATTTTCTCTCACCCTTTGTCACAGGAGTAACAGCGTGCCTTAAAAATGATGGAAAAATTATCATTGTTCCTTTAGTTTTTGGATAAATCATTTGAGTTTCATCTTGTGCCATATAATCTTGAAACAATACATCTCCACCCTCATAACCATCATTTAGTAGGACTATAACACTTAGTTTACGATACATGGCTGGCCCATCTCCACCCGAATCAATATGAAAATCATACTTTCCACCCTCAGATGATTTGTATCTCAAATGACTGGCATATTCCAACATGGCTAGTAATTCAAAGTTCCAAGTATTACTATTTAAATCAAAAATCGTGTCTTGTATTTTTGAATACATCCAAGAAAAATCATTACTAAATGGTATTGGTTTTTGCCAAGCTATTCTTTCGGACTCCTCATCAGCACTTCCAAAGTGTGTATCACCTTGTGTAAGAGCTTGAGTCTCTTCAATTGTTTCTACTTGTCTCTCAAGTCTTTTCAACTCGACCTCACCGAAACAACCTTCGATTGAAAAAGGCCGATAATCACCACCCTTTGAATTTGTAATTGATTGTATTGACAGACCAGGATTAGCAGCTATCATATTATTCTCCTAATGGTTTTAATTTTTTATTATAAGATAATTCAATATCCATTTCAAATACTTTTTTGTCACATTTAAATTCAATTTCATTTGGAAACAAAAATAGTGTAGTTTTATCAACCTTGTCTATGTGTGACTCATGAGATGATAAAAATGTATTTTTAAAATCTACACTAAATTTAATATTAGATTCATCTTCTAAAGTAAGTATCAACTTTGTGTTGGATTTATCCGAGTTTAGTTTATAATATACTTTTTTACTGATGGAGTGATTATTGGATAAACAAGCTTTTAGTTGTTCTTCTACAAGTAAATCTAATATATCATCCTCATCTTTTTTATCATTTACTATTTGAAATAACAAATGATTTGAGATTGATAAGTAGATAACTTGTCCCAAGCTATTATTTAATGAATATTTTACCATACTATTTATTCCTTACTAAATTGCCGGCAACAACATATCTTTGACCATCAAATTCCTTAGACTTTACCTCATGTCTTACCCAAGCAGGAAAAACAATCATGAGACCTTTCTTTGGTTCCACTTTATTTCCATCAACTATTAGTGGTGGAAATCCTTCCCCTTCGTTAAGATATAGACAAAATGACCATTCAGCATTACCGTGGTCATGTTCTTTTGCATATTCCTCTGACTCATAAACTGCACCCCACATATCAGATAATTTAATATCAACAGGTGTTCGACTTATTATTTCATCTATAATTGGTAATAATTTATCAAATCTATTATCTTTTTCCCAAGACCGATATTCTGTCATATTACATTTTAAGTTGGTCATGTGAAATTCTTCATCACCTCTGTCATCTATGACCTTCATTAAATCTATCATAACCTCGTCATTATCAATTTGAAACCGATGTATACTTGGTGGTCTTGATAGAGAAAACCAATGTTTATCCTCTGTCAAATGAGTTATCATATACTCAATGGACTTTTTTCCTCAACATCTAAACCAACTTCTCTAAGTAAACTATTTGGAACTTTACCACAATTTCCACAACTATAAATGTCAATTGGTGCTAACGCTTCTTGACCAGTTGGACTCATGAGTGCGGATATTCTCTTTATGACTGTCGCCTTTATGAATACATAGTTCCCACAATCTTCACATTTCATAGTATCAGCCTGAGACAAATCTAATTGAACTTGTTGAGGTTGTGCCTGTTGACCGGGTTGAGGTTTAAATTTTCTTTTTGCCATTATAAATCTCCTAATTTTACTTGTGCCACACCCTTTTGTTGAACCACTTGGGTAGTGCATTTTTGTGCAAATTTTATTGATTCTACTATATCATTGGTTTCTACATATTTGACCACAAGTCCTGCAAGAAATGTGTCACCTGCACCACTCACATCTTTTACTGATACTTTTGGAACAGAATATTCTTCACCTTTATATCTACATCCTTTACTTCCTAATGTAACTATTAACTTTTCAACTCCTACATAACTTTCGTCTGCAAAAACTTGATGATTTTTCTCGTATTCCAATTCATTTATTTTTATAAAGTCAGCATTTAAAATCCAATCACCTAATTGTTTTTTAGTATCAACAAATACATTAAAATTATTCTCACATATGTATTTGATATCACTTTCTTCCAAGAATCCCTTACAATAATCTGATATTATTATTGCATCAATATGTTCAATAGTCTCCTCATTTCCATATGATACAATTTTATTACCACTAATTCCTTGTAAAACTTTGATGTTGATTCTCGGAGTCCAATCATGTTCATCAACCCGTAATACCATCTGACCGCTTCTATTATCTACATATCTTCTTTTAATAATTCCATTAAGATTTGTAATTATTTCAACATCGGAACCTAATGATTTAACATTGTTGAATACATTCTTGGCCATTCCATCGTTTTGTTTATTGTCACTTGGGACAAATACAGGTATTGGGGCCTCAGGACTTATTCTTTTAATATCCCCATATACAAAATCATCGACACAACTATCTCCGACAACCAATATTTTCATTATATAATCTCGTCAATCAGTCCATATTTGAGACAAGTTTTAGCGTCCCAAAGTAAATCATGTTTGAGTATCTCATCAAGTTTTTTAGTTGGGACTTTGGTGTATTCTTTGTATACATTTTTTATCGTGGTCATCATTAAATCTAAGTTTTTCTTCTCGTCCTCAAAGTTAGCATATGTTCCCCAAAATGTTGTGGATAACTGATGTATTAACATATAAGAATTTCTACTCATGAATCTATAATTACCTACAACTGAAAGGAATGTGGCGGCACTTGCTGCAAACCCATCCACATAAGTATGAACTGGAACCTTACATCTGATTATGGTGTCCATTGTCGATATACCACTAACCACACTACCACCACCTGAGTTAATAAATAGTTTCATCGTAGGTGGGTCTATATCTAATGTTTGTGCAGTTGCAATATACTTACCCTCTAACTCACTTATCTTTTTATTTAATTCCGAGCAACTATCTCGATTTACACTTGAGTAATAGTATATTTTGTTATCTTGAACTGAAATGTGTTTTTCGCTCGATGATGATGCTGACTTAGGTGTGGTCTTTTTTTCACCCCAATATCTTTCCATTATTCTTCTCTCCAAGTATCAAGTGTAATACAATGAAAACTTCCACCAAGTGTTCTTGAGTGTCTTAATCTCATCGGTATAACCTCAACATTATTTTTAATTAATTGATTATGTAATTCTTTTTGATTCTCATCACACACCACAAGGTTTGGTGTCAATGATATTAAATTTATTCCTATCCAAACTGAAGCGTGATTGTAATTCCCATAGTATCCGATATCAACCATATCAGGACACCAAATCTTATCCCAAGATTTCAATGGTTCAGGCATGTTGTCTTCGTTTACCCTTTCAGGATTTAGTAAACATAAACCCTCTCTTAACAAAGCTATCGTAGAGTCCAAATGGACATAACTATACATATCCCTCAACACATGAACCTTATACTCACTACCGAGAAAGTTCTGTAACCATTTAGCACCTAATTCATTACCTGTATTGGATAGTAAATATAGGATATCATTATTACATCTAAGTATATTAGCTGCATCAAATACAGGTTCTACATTAGTGAGTGTGAGTTCGTCTAAGTTCTCTCTTTGATAACTCTCATCCAATAATCTTGGTTTAGGAGCTGATATCCAACGAGCTCCGTCCTTCATGTAATCTATAAAATCATCCCTAAAACAGAATGTCTCAAAATATCGTGAACGAAGTGCCATAGGTGATTCTATTATAGTATCACCAACAATCAGAACACTATCTCTTGGACAATAATTGTAATATCCATTTGTATCCCAATGTGGTGATGAGAAGTATTCCTCTTGGTTTTGTGGTTTTGGTCTTCTTACTTTGATACCAAATGACTCCAACTGATTTACAAAATTTTCTAAGTCCTCTTGTGTTTCCTCAATGACTTGTTGAGGATACAGACCTTGTTGAATTCCATGTATATTATCTTTATCAGCATAATTGATACAATGTAAATCCTTACCAAGTTTAGGATTATGTGCACCATCAACCACTCCAACAAATACTTCTTTGAGTGTATCCCATTCATTATGAGATTTTATCATTCAATCACATCCACTATTTTAGATTGTTTTGCAGATATTGTCTCAAACACAAACGGTGAATTAGTGACATACTCATTAACCTTTGCCTCAGCCACGGTTATGGAATCACATTCCACCAAATATGTCTTACGAACTTTCTTTTCCTTTACACCATTTTTTGTTTGTATCTCTTCTATGAATACAACAGTCGCTTCGTAATACATTATAACTCCTTATTTTATAACACTTAAAATTTCTATCAACATAGCCATCGCGTTGATTTCTTTATCCACCACTTGAGCATCACTTAGTTCATACTTGGCGATAATCAATATACAATCGGCTATCTTCCCACTACCATAACTATCAACCTCATCATACAAAAGACGAAATAAGTCGGCGAAGTCTGTGACCTTACTATCAGCCAATAACTGACGAATGTTCTTGAAGGCGTTCTTTCTATCTTGTGTCTTGAGTATCTCTAATAACTTCATCTTGTAGTCATTCTCAACTATACTCTGTTTATCAATTGTTAGTTTACCACCAATAGATTGTCTTTGAGCTCCATTGATAACTCTTCGAATATCAGGATAACCACTATTAACTATGATACCCAAATCCTCTCTATTATATGTCACACCCTCTTGTGTAAAAATATTATGTAGATGTTTGGCTACATCATTTTTATTTGGTGGTATGACTTGAAAGGATTGACACCGAGATTGTATTGGGTCGATGATTCTCTCGACAAAATTACAAGTCAAGATAAACCGACAATGTTTACTAAATGTTTCCATGAGATTACGAAGGGCGGCTTGGGCGTTTGGTGTGATGTAATCACACTCATCCAAGATGATAACCTTGTAATCCTTGAATCCCATAGTGGAGGCGAAGGTCTTAACTTTAGTTCTAACGGTATCCAAATTGTTTTCATCCGACGCGTTGATGTATAGATAATCACAATCTATATTATTGACGAGTAATTTAGCTAATGTAGTCTTACCAGTCCCAGCCTTTCCAAATAACATTAAGTGTGGAATATCCCCACTTTTCAAATACACTTCTACTTTCTGTTTAAGTTGTTCATTACCTATGTAGGTGTCAAGGTCTGTTGGTCGATATTTTTCAACCCATAATGTGTGTTCATTGTTCATTCAATAATCCTGTAAGATATCTGTTTAACTCACTCTCATAATCTTTGGATGTCATCTTATTCTCTGAAAATCCACCTTTGAGATGTGATAAAAAAGGTTTGTCTTTGTAAAAATATGTGTGTAATGTATCTTCGTTGTATTCCATGAAATTAGGATTGTCATAGTAAGGACCTAAATGTAAGAATTTTCTACCCTCAGATAAACATTTTATTGTTGCACCATGATTTGTATCACCATAGTTCCAATCTATATCATAATTATCAAAGAAATCTTTGCGAGTTAGAAAAAAATACGCATCTGCAAAACCAAACTCTGTATTGACATATCCACCATCTTCAGGTAAAAAAGTTGGATTTTTTATGTAGTTATCCAATAGTCTCTTTCTAAAAAGATATGTTGATATCCAAACTTTTTTGTTATCAACTGAAATGTAACCGAGTTCGTCTCTTTCAAGATTAACCACCAACTGATTGATAAAATCATCGTGATAAAAAGTATCATTATGTTGTAAAACTATGTAATCACCTTTTGCTTGTTTAACTCCACAATGAAATGCCATAGAGACCCACATTGTTAAACAACCAATATTATTTAAACTTTCTTCTACATCTTTATGATTCATGTAATCATCAACTTTTTTTAACTCTTCAAGTGGTAATGCCTGCCACCCTTTAACAACTTTGACATAAGGTAAATCTACCTCAGGCCATGTGTGACTATTATCCACTAATATTATCTCCTTTTCACAATCTAAAGATTCAATATTTTTTAAAGTTTTAAGTGTAGAGAACACTATATTAGCAGAATCATTTTCTGACCATATAGTATCTTTCTCGTTCAGATTCAAAAACTTCTCATCTTCAATAGTTGAAAAGGGAACTATAAAACTAATCATCAAAACTCCTTATCAATTTCTCTGTCCCATTATCGTTAAAAATTTTACCACTAATCAGTTGACCATCTTTTGATAGACTAATATCACATTCTTTAGTTCCATTATGATACCAATAATTCCACTTACCAACCATGATGCCATCCTTCATCTTACCCTCACATCTTACCTGACCACTCATAAAATATTCAATGTAGTTGGAGTTAAATTTTCCATTTTTATAACTGGCCACAATCTTACTTTTTTCATTTTTATAAAATGATTTATATTTACCTGTTCTCAAACCATTCTTATATCCCACTTGCCATCTTAATTTTCCGTTTTCATGAAATGTTTGTACCTTTCCTTCACACTTTCCATCAATATACTTTTCTGATTTCATGAGTGTTCCATCAGGATGATAACTTTTCCAATAATCTACCTTCTCACCATTATGATATCTACCCCTCAATACAACCATACCTGTCTGATTGTATGTTTCACTTGTTTTGTGTAATTGACCTTTATTATAATTTTCTGTTTTATATATCATTCCATTAGTAAAATAGGTACACCACTCTCCATCCTTTTTTCCACCTAAGTATTTACCCTCTTCCATCCGCTCACCTGTTTCAAAGTAATAAATCCAATTACCATGTTTCAATCCATCCTTGTATTGACCTTTGAACTCAATGACATCATCTGCACGATATTTTTCAGATTTACCGTGTCTTTTTCCTTCTTTGTATTTGGTCAATTCCCACAACTTTCCATTACCATGAAATTTTTCCCATTTACCAACTTTTAATCCATCCTTGTAATGTCTCTCCTCATATAATGAACCATTACCATGATATATTTTCCATTCTCCATGAAATTTACCATCCTTTATGGTGTATTTTTGCCAAGTTTCTTCCGTAGCATGAAAATATTCGTGTTCTCCATCTTCTACACTCAATGAACAGTCTAAAACATCGTCTGTAAACCATTCAATAGATATTACTTGGTCTTTAATAGTTTTTATGTATTCACCTTGTTTCATTTCCAAGCCTCATTTGCTGATATTAATTTTGTTCTGTGTTTCTTCTGTATTAATGTGAAATCCGAATCTTGTCTCGTTATGTGTGGTAAGTAATCTGCTATATTGACTAAATCCGTTCTTATAAATCTATCCAAGGCATAGATACCATTAGTTCTTGCATCATCAATAAGTATTTTTGCTACACGAGGAGTAATTGAATAAGTATGAGCACCAAATAACCATTTTGTATCACACCTACAATTATTTGGATTATATACATCGTGAGGGTCGTGAAATTTGTCACAATCTCCTCTCTCAACAACACCACTTTCCTTCACATCATCCCAAACCCTTGAACCCCAATTCGGTATACCAAAGTTCAGTATACCATCATAATACTCATGAGTAAATTCATCTTGAAATGTAGCGTCGTGTTCCATTATTAATATTCTTTCATCTAACTCGATACACTTTTCCCACAATGACATATGTGATAAAAATGCCCCAATTTCACAATCCATATATCCTGAACTAATGTAGCTATCATTTACCGACCGCATCTTCATCTGCTTGTCTTCCATCATAGTCCAGCTATTTCTTTTATCTACTCCATCCCAAAGTTCAACCTCTATTTTACCAACTTGCTTGGCAATTTTAATCGACCTTATTGCAGAATCTAAACTCTTCTTTGATGATGGAACATGAATAATGTATTTTTTATTCATAATTTTTAATTAACTCTATCCCTCTTTCATAATTTCTTTTATCAACTTTTGGATTATTAGATACCCACTCCTTAGTATTTGGTCTTTTCCATTGCAGATAAGCTTCAGCACTTGTGTCATTAGTTTGATTTAAGTAAGCTACTTTTGTCTCATCACATGATGAACAAAACTTTAAAGGTTCATCTTCATTATTTATAAATCCATCTTCAAGTATTTTTTTATCATATTTATAAATCTCTGTTTTTTCGTGATGAATCATTCCACATCTGTATATGCCATCCATAGTAACTACCCTACAATTATCTTTTTGAAAACAAGCTTGGAATAATTTTTTGATATCAGCATCTTTTGGTAGTTCAAAATCAGTAGAATGAAAGAAATGAGTCCTACCATGAACACACACATCCACATCGCTTAATTTTTTCGCAATATTACTTGAATCCCATATTTCTCGATACTCACTAATGGTATGATTCTCTATTGGATAAGTTGATATATCTATTCTATCAAAATGATTCAAAACTCCCACCACTTTTTTAGTCATATTTAAACCATTTGTAAATAACTTTAATTTATTAAAAAATATACCCTTTCGTGTAGCCAAGTATTCAACAATCTCGGTAAAATAAGAATTTATTGTGGGTTCTCCACCAAACAACTCAATAGATGAAAATTTAAACCCTAAATCTAAAATAGTTTTTTCAATGATTTTGATATCATCAAGATTCATACTTTTATCGATAGTTTGTAGTCCTTGACCATTATAGTCCATGAAACCACAGTAATGACAATGAAGATTACAATTTTTTGCGATTGGAATTTGAAAATTACCAGGTAATATCATATTATCTTTATCCAACTCGTATCCCATACCACACCATCAGGTTTTCCAATGGTCTCATCTACAGCCTTTATGACATCAGGCCAAGCATAAGGACAATAGTCATGTCCACCTATGATACCACCTTTTTTTAATTTTGGTAAATATAACTCGATATCCTTTTTGACACTTTCATAACTATGGTCAGCGTCAATGTAAATGAAGTCATATGAATTATCTCTAAATTTATCAGAGATGTTATAACTAAAATCTTGATGATGAATTATTAAATCTTTTTTAAAGTGTCTTAAATTTATTTCAAATTCTTTCCTAACCTCTGACCAATCTATTTCATTTTCATCATTAAACGCCTCATCTCCTTTATGTGGTTCAATTACATCTATTTGAGTAAACAGGCCAGAACTGGCGAACATCATAGTTGACTCTCCCATGTAAGAACCAATCTCAATCATTCGTAAACTTTCTTCTCTATTGTCAAAATTATCACAGATAGCACTCAAAAGGTGAGTAAACCCCATAAATTGGTAATTAGCTTTACTATTGTTCCTTAATTTATTATTGAATCTCTGTGTGTTCATTTTATAAACCTTTCATAATAAAATCCATTTCCAAAATCTTTACCGATTGACTCATTTGTATAAACACAAATGTAAACCCTTCGTGGATTATCAGATTGATTTTTAAAGGACTTATGATAAGTATTTCCTTCAATCAAGACTATATCACCAGTTTTTGGTTCTAAAGATATCCATTCATTGGTCACCTTATCTTTGACATGAAACCCACCATTTTCTTGATTTATATCATCCAAAACTAACATAAAATTTATCGTAAACAACTTATCATCATTGGGCTTTGGGCCATGTTGATTATCACGATGAGGTTCAAATTCGAAATCTTCCTTTGGTAACTTCACAACTATTTGGTCGTTAAATAAAAAAGGTTTAGGTATATAGTTTACAACTATATCATACATGAAGTCTGAGGTGTAAAATTCATATAACTTACGATTCTCTTCATACGATGACAATGGAAACTTCGAGGCCATATCTGCTCCTTGCCAATATTCAGGTGAACCTACAGGTTTTTCTAAACCAAATTTGCCATGTAATCTGTCCTTAACTACCATAGTGTAGTCTCTCAGATATTGAATTGTATTCATGGGTATTTTATTTTTTATTACATCATACCCACTCGTATTTATTTTTTCCAAATCCAAATTGGTTCTCCAAATGCCATATCCTCAGTTATAACGGCCTTTTCTTTTAAGTTATCAGAATAATAGTCACTCACAGCCTTCCCTGCCCCTGCTGAATTGAATCTTTTCGTCATCTCCATTCCAATACAACCTTCATATTTCAACCCTTGTGATTTAATATAATCATTCATTGAATTTGTTATATCAACATAACCTTTCACAGACTCATGATAAACATCAGCTATATTTACGGCAAGTATTCCGTCTTTCTTCAATGTCGGTATCAATTTACCGATAGTCTTATGTAGAAAGTTTTGATTCCAACTATCAATAGTCGTATATCTTTTATAACTTTGAGTATCCTCATCACTATATTTTTCAACATCAAAGTAGGGCGGTGATGTAAATATCATATCAAAGTGATTTTCATAATCTGCGTAATCCACATCCTCTGCTGGACTACAGATTAAATCTACCTTTTTATCTTCCTCAAAGAATGTTTGATGTTTTTTATAGAACTCTACTTGTCTCTTATAATTAGGGTGGTTCTTAGAATTTGGGTCAATTCCTACATAGTGTTTGGTTGTCTCACCACAATAAAAACCTGCCAATCTATCACCCCAACCTGCACTAAAATCTAAAACATTTTCACTCCTAAAATAATCATAAAATGCTTTTGCTATACTTGGTTTGAATTGTGATGCCACATATTTTCTTAATGTTGTTGCCATCCTAAGCGTTTGTAAATCAACCTTGAGTAAGACCTTTTCTAATGTGTAATATGCTCTTACTATGGTTTTGATTCCCTTAACTGTTTGCCATGTTTTCCATCCACTTGGCATCCTTGTCCAATCAACCTTCCATCTGTTTTCTATATGGAATGGATTGGATGCATTATTTCCTTTATTGTCTCGTTTAAAATACTTTGGTGTGAGTTCGTATTTGGTCTCCCTCTCGTTTCTTGGAAACCATTTACCTTCAATTAGTAAATCAGGCCACTTCACACCCTTTAATTTATTAAGACTCTTTAATGTATCCTTTTCAGATATTTCTGGCACAGGACATGGATATGTATGAAGTGCTTTTGATAGTTCTTCAATCACATCATCCTTTTCATAGGTATCCATAATGTGTTTCCATTCCTTTTCATCTATAAAAAGGTAAGGTTTCATATTATAAAACTTCTTGAAATAAATCTCTATGTCTTTTTCCATACCCAAATAGGTTCCCCAAATTTTTTGTCTTCTTTATTCTCAAGTGATTTTTCTGTCCACACCGAACCTTCATAACTCTTGGCCGTTCCAGCTCCACCACTATTAGGTCGTTTAGCCATTTCCATCCCAATACAACCTTGATACTCTCCAAATGTTTTAAGGTAGTCATTCATAGGATTACATATTTCCAACCAACCCCTATCTGTGCTCCATTTTGCATTTGAATATACATCACTTATATTAATCAATACATAACCACCTTTTTTAACACTGCTCCAAAGTTTACCCAAGGTCGTATGTAAAAAGTTTTTGTTCCACTCATCAATATCTTTATACCTGACCCAACTTTGTGTATCATCATAACTATAACGCTCCACGCTAAAGTATGGTGGACTTGTGAATACCAAGTCAAAGTGTTCTTCGTAACATTCGAAATCAAAATCCTCCGCTGGACTACAATGAAAATCAACCTTTCTTTTGTGTTCAAAGAATCCTAAATGTTTTGAATAAAAGTCTGATTGTTCAATGTATATCGGAAAGTTTTCTTTTCTTGGGTCTAAACCTACATAGTGTTTTCCAAATTCACTTGCGTAGAATCCAGCTAATCTATCACCCCAACCCATCGAAAAGTCAAGGATGTTCTCAGCTTTGAACATATCATAGATAATCTTAGCAACATTTGGTTTGAATTGACTACAGATATACTTTCTCAATCCTATCATGGTTCTCAATATGTTCTTGGTTATCTTGGGCATCTTCAACGAGTAAGCACTTCCCATGAGTGTTGTCATGAACTTCTCATTCTCCCAAGTCCTCTTCGGGCCGGGCGAAACCGAACCATCCACACTCCATCTATTTTGTATTTGAAAGTAATTACTAGCAGTATTACCTGCATTTAATCTTTTAAAATACAATGGTTTTCCATCATACTTCAAATCATATGTGTATTCGGTTCCCTCTCTAGCATACCATTCACCCTCAACCATAATCTCATTCCACTTCATACCTTTGAGTTTCATAAAGTCCTTGTAAGCAGACTTTTCTGTAAGGTTTGGATAAGGTAATGGATATGTCATGGCTACCTTAGCCAGACTTTCCTTAACATCTTCCTTATCAAATGTTTCCTTTATATATTCCCAATCCTTTTCGTCAATCTCAAGATAGGGTTCCATGTTGTAAAATTTATCAAAG